ATGAGTTCAACAGGCGGAGGCAGCGGCGGTGGATCAAGCTACTCAAGTACTGTTGGCACCCAAGTTGGTTCAATTAATAACCAAGCTCTTTTCCGCGGTAGTTCTGGACTAGTTAGTATCGATGCTTGGGCCAAGCACGCTCAAGAATAAGAAAAGGAGAGCCTAAACTCTCCTTTTCCGTCTCTAGTCATTGTACACCAACTTTCGTCCGAATCTTATTCAGCGACAAGGCCACATTGGTTGGTTGACCTTATTCGTCGTTTGCTAATTTAGCAAAGTAACTCATTGTATCATCTTCATCGCTATCGGATGTAGATGAAGTAGCCTGAGGTTCTGGTTGGCTCTGCTCAGGAAAGGAAGGAATAGGAGCAGAGTCATCCAAGCTTACAGACTCGGCGGTACTCATAGGAGCACCTTCTTCGCCAAGTACTCGACTCAATTTAGTCTTTAACTCGGCGTAAGATTTGTAGTTCTTAGGATCGAGGAATTCCTGCAAACTATAGAGAGTGTTATAAACACCTTCTAGTTTAGTATCATCACCTTCATGCAGTGCACTAGGTGATGCAAACTCCGACTTATCATAGTTACGATAGCCTTCAACTTGACGAATCTTGAGTTTGAAGTCCGCACCTTCCCAGAAGTCAAATGGATTTACCGGTGTTTCATCTTGAAATGCAGGTTGCATCACATCCATAATCTTATCAAAGATCTTCTTACCAAACTTATAAAGGTATACCTTACCTTCGCTAGCTGGGTTTGAAGGATCCGAAACCACCATAATATTAGTGACGTAGTGAAGACGTCTTTTACGTTCTCTCGCAATAGCTTTATCTTCATCACGACCAGTGTTCCACAACACTGAGTTCATTTCACCGACTGGATCAGGTTGACCAATAGAAGTCAAACTGTTTTCGATGTACCAAAGACCGGTTGGGCCTTTGAAGCCATGATCCCAATAACGAACCCACGGCAGATCCTCGCCCGTAGGTGCTGGAAGGAAGCGGAGTACTGCATAACCATTACCGGCTTTATCAACCGTTGGTTTCCAGAACCGCTCGTCGGCATACGACTTTTTTTCTTGAGTACCGCCACCGATTGACTCGGCTGCTGATACTAGGTTAGCAATATCGTTTGCACGATTTTGTTTTAGAGCGCTAAATGACATATGTATTCTCCTTGTATGTACGTTGTATGTCTGAATTATCCACAATTTTCATTATATAAGTCCTTATATTATAACACATTTTTCTCACTTTGTAAACACCTTTTTTACTATATTAGTAAATTTTTTTGTTTCAAAATTTACAAACGTGCTATACTTTCTTATTTTTCGTGATATATCCGGCCATAGGATAGTTTCACTAATTTGTTTATCTGCATCTTTCATAAACCCTGTAAGCTTATTTAATATGACCACAGTTTCTAAACAAATGTTACCACTCAAATATTCATTTACTATGAAAGGATGTGTAGTAATAGCAAACAGATCTTCAAATGAATTAACCTGTTCACTCAGTCTATTTATATCCTGTTCGAAAGTGTATGCAAGAGACTGATTTCTTTTTTGCCATTCCACATAATTATCTTCATCAACCATCATATCACCAACCCATTTTCTATCCATAATAAATTGTGACACATAATAGTTAATTAGCTCAGGTGGTTTTTCATATTTACGACCAAGCTTTGCAAAATGGTATTTGTCCTTTCGTTTCCAGAATGAAGCAGGTTTAGCTGATGTCTTAAAGTTATACTTAGGCGCATCATAACTATCACTTTCAAAGTGGAGTTTGATTGCTAAGTAATAGCTATATGCATCAAATGGTTCCATGTTCATATTATAATCCTTGATCTGATTGAGCTCGTTAGAGAGGTAAGGTATTCCCACCATCACTAACAATCAGATTTAAATCAATAGCCTCCGCTTCTATCTTTTCTTTCAATACTGGGCCAATAAGGTTACCAACATCAATAGGATCTAAATCCCGTTCTTCACATATTTGTAAAACTGCATCCATATAAGGCATCTTTGTTTCAGCTACTTTATCTTGGACAAGCTTTAAAAACCTTTTCTTTGTCAGAATAATTTGTTCAATCATGGTAGTAATTCCCACCTATAAAAAATGTGATCGCCAATAGTGACGGTCTTTGTTTTAGTTTGAGCCCAACTTGGTTGCACATAATGCGCATGGTAGTGTGTAGCTCCGTTAGTAAAGTCATTGCCTTCACCGGCATAGTAAATTTTAAATGCCATGGCGGTAATTAACTGGTAAAGCTCTTGATCAGGAGTTGGTATGGTATCACTTTTCCCATCACAATACCAAGAGAACTGACATCTGTTTTTGATAGGATAGTAAACACCTTTTGTCTTCCAGCTTTCTCTTACTGGTCCTTGTTCAACTACCTCACAAACAGTGTATGGATACCTGTGATCAGCTACTCTATTCATAGTAACATATCCAACAGCTATTAGTCCTTTTGTTGATTGGTTTCTTGCTTCCCAATACATATTGTCAGCCAGACAGGTAATTTCCTGTCTGTCATATTCTAAGTCTACATTTGGAGGAGTCTCCAAAATAGCAGACTCCGTACCAAACATTAAGCCAAAGGCTGTGAAAGCTTCTTTTATCATTTGAGACCTACCTTTAACAAGATTGTATCCTTGTTAATTCTAGCATTCGGTGTAGATGTCTTAGTGGTAAGTGAATTCCAAGCATTATCCACTTGTTTCACTGTACCACTAAGCACCTTCGGAAGGAACTCATCTGGCTTACGTAATTTAATTTTACGTGAAGCCTCAAGGTCTACTTTTTTAAGTGTAGATCCACTAACCTCAAAACCACTAGGTGAACTAGAGACTAACTCAACCAAATCCTTGGACTTAGTATTAAAGGTGTATAGTCTAATAGCACCTGGTATTTGGTTTGGATGACATGATACGATTTTGTACATATCATCTGTTGATTTGAACTGCAACTTAGCAATTTGCTTTTCAGCACTTTTAACTTTAGGTGCCCTAGTTTTTCTAGTTGCTTTGGCTGAAGCTTTAACTTTATCAAGATCAGAAAGCATTTCTTCCAATACTTTGATACGTCTTTTCATTTCATTACGATTGATATGAGAATAGCCTTCAACAGCTTGTTCGCAACGTTTATGGTAAGCATCTGTATAATCAAGGAGCCAACCATCAATTCTATTACGAACAGTTTCTACGGCTGATCCACTCAATCCATGGAACTTAAATCGGCTATATAGATCCATGGTGGTTTTTTCACCTTCAATCCACTGATCTTCCAACTCTTCAAGTTCCATAAGAATAGTATTATTGATCTTACGAGAAAGTTTTTGCTGAGGTGTAAGGATAATCACATTTGATTTTGCCTTTTGTTCAGCTTTCTTTTCAGCTAAGATTTGATTACCACTATCGATAAGTGAGTCCATTTTATTCTTAGCACATGTGGCATAGCCAGCATATGTAGGACCTAGGTCATCCCAATTCTTACCAGCTTCAGTCCATACGATAGAAGCTGCAATATGAGAATGAGATGTAAAGTTCCATTCAGGGTTAGCCAAGATAGCCTTAGCATCTGCCTTTGAATAGTTCTTTTTGACATAGGCTTTAGTAATGTCAGCAAATTCTTTTTTATCTACTTCCATATGAAAGTAAGATGAGAAGCCAAGCCAGTTCTCCATTGGAGCTCCAGCGGCGCCTGTCCTTGCTCTTGCACGAACAGTCTTTTTACGAGTTTTCTTAGGTATTGGCATATTTTTTCCTTCCTTTTCCTAATTGATGTATATATTCTATCACAATTTTGTCCAATTGTAAAGGACTTTTTTTGTTTTTATGCACTTTTTTTCCAGATTTCATGATCAAGGTAAAGTGTGGATTTGACGCAGATAGCTGCTTGCATGTCATATCCACCAACTGACCATTTCATATTTTCTTTAGCTGGAACACCAGTGCAGTAGTCATAGATAGTAGCTTGAACTTTATGATCATCTTCAAGATCAAATGTCAACTGCCATTCTACAGTAACCTTACCACTATCAACATGTTGAGTAATGGTTGGTTCACCAAATGAATGAACTAGGTCATCATAACTATAATTAATTTCAGATTGTAGATGAGAACCAGTAGCGTCGAAGCGCTTATTTTCCATAGTGTTAATCATATTGACATCTCCAATTGGTGACCTTCGCCACTCCATATTTTATATTCGATTGCGGCTCTTTCTCTAGAGCAGAAACCTACACCGTTTAGACCACACCAAACGTTTCCAAGCATTTTAGTATGGTATGTTTCATAAGCTTCGGTAACACGCATTGTTTCGTCAAAGCCTTTGTCCATTTCATCGATCAACCAAGCAACTGGTTGGCCGTAGAAGTTTTCAGCGCGGTCCTTAAGAACCTTCATTGCAGTTTCGAGTTTCATTATTTTACACTCCATCCAAAGTTTTCGATTAAGAAGTCGTTGCCTTTATCTTCGGCAATCGCCATGCAAACAGCTTCACGAACGATTGTATCAAGGTTGTTAAGATACTTAGAAGCAGTTGGGATATTAACACCATTGCTTTGAGTAATGAAGTTATATACAACTTCTGCATCGTTAGCATCTTGATTGTACATATCAGCCATATCTTCTTGGATTGCCCAATCGGTTTTGGCTTCGTTTTTGTAGCTTTTGATGAGGTTCTTTAGATTTTTCATTTTGGATTTCCTTCCTTTTTCCATTTTATAAGTATATTATATCATACTTTTTACCAATTGTAAAGGAAAAAGTGAAAAAAAGTTTTCAATGAAATCAATCACTTGTAATTTTTTTTTATTTTTTTTCAAAAAAAGTTCAGCCTGGGTGGCTGAACTTCAATACATTATCTACCAAGAATGATCGCCATTCGTTCTTATTGGTATCTACAACTCTAA